AATATGGAAAGCATGGACATTGGTCAGTAAGAGATATGGTAGCGGAGTCGCTCCGCACAACGGTGATTATCACAGTTGGTCTACCTTAATCGGATGATACTAACGCAGTTACTGCGTGTTCTCAACTGACTATCCTTGGCATATATATAGCTGTTATGCTATGATACCAAGAAAGGCCTTCCCGACTATTAAGTTTGGAAAGCCTTCGGTGTACTTCTTAATATAAGTAGTATCCCGAAAGTCGTACTCCTCGAGTGGGTCACCCACCTCGCAGAATGGTCCGACATCCGTCGTAGTAGTTTGATTGATATCAAAGTACCACTCAGGTGCAATGTCATTGATAATTTTTATCAATTGATCATTGGTAACAGAGGGATCCAGATCATAATGATCTAGCATCCTCTCTTCACACACAGTCCATACATGATTGTATGTGCGTGTGAAGGGTCTAGTATTAAATTCTTTAATACTATCCCCCCCTAATAAGAGATGTTGAAAGAGGTTACCTCTCACAGCTCTCTTAGCAAAATTCTCGATGGATAGAAATCCAGCTTCCGAGGCCATAGCAATGGTTCGGCGAGAATTTTCATCGGCTGCAGGGAATCTAGTTACTAGTTCCTTCCAGCCTATTGCATTGATCATTCCAGGATAATCCGAGAGTTGACCAATGATTGTCTCTGAGAGTTTTTGAATACATTCAACACCTCTCATTGTGACATTAGTGTTAAGGCGACGAAAGATCCTTAAGTCTTCCTTAACATTAAGCCCTAACAGTGCTTTTGCAAAAAGCCACTGTGTAGGCTCAGGACTTTTGAAGAGCATAGTCTTATACTCTCTCTTAAGCCCTAAACCATAACCTCCAACAGCAGTTGGTAGGTGAATGGCTGCGTATGCTCGTGGGTGTGCCGCCTTACTAGGTAGCAGTGCCCCCATACGTCTGATAAAGAGATCTCGTATCGAGACCTTCTTATCATAACGCCAGTAGCGGTCGTCATTAGGCAACCACTCTAGGCATCCAGCAAGCTGTGACGATTTTCCAATCGCCACATTCTTGTTGTCCTTCTTGATGAGGGTCGACTGACCTCTCTCAAGAAGTCGAACCTTTACTGAATCGACTATTGTCGAGAGCTGATAATCAGCTTTACAGAAAGGCTCGCGGTACTTGAGATTCCTAAGATTTAGGATTCTCTCACAGTACTTAACACATACCTTAGAAACAATATGTTTCTCTGGGGATATGTGTGATCCAACACGTTGATGAATCTTCGTGATTAGATCCAGGTACGAGATCGGTCCCTTTGCTAAGTGATCGTCTCCTCCTATGTGGATATAGCGCCAGCCACGTTTCGGGGCTGGCCCTGATCCATATAGCGTATCCTCTGCACGGCAGTGCTTTAGATACGCTAACTCTTCAACTGCAAGGTTCAGGAGTGTTAGGCTAGGTTTGGCAATTGCCTCTCCCATCATAATCCCTGTCCTTGATATGACTGAAGTCATATCATTGAAGAGTACTAGTCTTGGGCCAATCTGGCTTAATACTAGATCGATGTATTGGGAATGGTTACCAAACCCAAATCCATCGATAAACGCTTTGAGGATACGTTTCGTTACCTCAAAGTGTTGCGCATTAGTAGCATCCGTAAGGTCACTACTAAGCACGTACTGGTCATCCTCGAGACTTACGTCTTCGATTTTAACTAGCCCCTTTACCGCTTCCCAAGCTTGATCCTGTCGGTGAAAGCTTGAGAAAACGCTAGGGTGAAACTTCATTGCCTCCACTAATAAGTGGGCCAATGGAGCCTGTAATACATTAACCCAATATGGGCTAAGTGTTACAAAACGTGCTTTATTGCCCATTTCTGGGACAATTTCTGCGCGTAACACTATTGGATTCGGAGTGCTCTCCTTCCAAGCAGTGTAAAGCAGTTGTTTACCGGTTAGATTATCTAGCCCGTAAAATCTGCCAAACTGGTCCTTAGGGAAACCCTGAGTAACAGTTTCAAAGAGAAAGTGGTCGGATAATCCCTCCACTTCATCTTTATCACGAAAGAGGGTTTTCCATAATGGTATACCCTCTATGTGATTAGCAACACCGAAAGGAGTCTCCTCTTCGAATGTTGCTGAAGGAACCGCTCCCAAGACCCTTGAGAGTGCCTCCTTAACTGCAGCTGCCTGAGCGCCTTTAGCGCTAGGGTACTCCAGTTCACCAGAGGATGTCACACTGATGTGCGCCATCTGATCTGGTAAGGGTTGGGGGTGTATGTTTCTACATATACCACCAATCCTTCTTGCCGCCTGTACGAGGTCATTAATGACCTCTTCATCCGGCACAAAGCTACTAGTAAGTACATTCTTGTACTTTTCTAGAGCTTGATCCTCAGTCTTCTTCCCCATAAAGGGCATCTGACGAGAGGATGAGAGATGTGATAGATGTTGTAACAACAGCATATCACTCTCTCCTCGGTACAACCTATTGATATAGGGTATACCAGTAAGTAGTTTAAAGATATTGTTATATCCCAACGCTACCTTAGGCCCGATTAATTGGGCCTGTGAAACAGTTTGTAGTAAGCATACTCCAAACTGTTTCCAGTCGTCGACTAAAACCTTAAGGTTGTAAGCGCCGACTTTGAATATCTTCCTAATAAGTTTCTTAATAAGAAGACATTCTGGTGACCCTACGATAAACACACGTTCATCGCAGAGCCACAAAGAATCTACGACTCCATTAATGAAGTCTTCGATTCTTAATAGCCATGACCGCTCTTTGCTAAGAATGGTCATCGCTATTCGTGGTGACAGACCAAAATCTTTGGTCAATACCACACGCAAGGCTAACACCTGGCGTTCGGTCCAGAACCTACCTGGCTTCTGCCAGGGTTGGTCCCGGATCGATTTACCCTTAGATTTCTCTAGCAAGAGCGATCCTTGGGGAAGATGGTAATAGTAATTTTTACCATTACCATCTGCAGGTCCTAGAGCGGGTAGCAACCTACTCCAGGCCCTGTATTCTCTCTTACCAACGCAGTCCGAAAGGTATTGCGCTTGGATAAGATTGAATGAGTCCATGCG